TAAACTTTGTGAAATTTATATATTTTATAAATTATGTACTCATTTTTAAATTTTAATTACTTTATTCGTTAAATTTACTATATTGCTAGTAGCCTTCTCTTTATAATCAACAACATAATCAAATGTACATTCGTGATCTGTATAAAATAAATGTTTGCTACAATAATGGTTACCACATTTGCATTTATTAGTTAATCCTTCCAAAGTATTCAATTTCTTATTACAACTATAACACCTCATTTTTAACTTAATAAATATCAAGGATATTATTCATTTTTTATATAAAAAATGATAATATATGTTAATATACTTTTATTAACATTATGAACAACGTGTTTATTGAAGATTTCAATGGTAACATCATGCGTTATCTAAATAATGATTTTGGAACCTTAAAAAAACTCTCTGAATCATCTAAACTATGTAATAGTCTAGTTAAAGAAAAAACTAATTTCAATATGCTACTTGAAGACAAAATTAATAATTACAATTGTGATATGGTTGAATCGTATTTGATTAAGAGTTTGAAGCCAGATATTTTAGGATATAAAGATGATAAAATGAGCCATTATGAAGCTCGACTTAGCTATTATATTAAAAAACTTAATAATAAATGTATTGATATCTTATATAATAAGATAGATTATTGCTATAATGAAAGAAACATTGGATTAAATAACTATATACAAGAAATATCATATTTGTTATCTAAAAAATTATTTGATATTATGGTACTTATTGAAAATAATGTTATTATAACTGATGATAATATACTTGAATGGTTTAATATTATACATGTATAAAAATAATATAGATTTATTAAATAAATTATTTTTTTAATTGGAATAAGCGAGACCACCCATACCAGATAATATACGGAGAACGTTGTAGTTGACCGCATATACGTGGATAGTACCAGCTACACGAGAAGATAACGATAATACCGCGGTATCAATGCGAGACATATTAAGAGTGCCACTTGGTTGATGCTCTTCGGGTTTAAGAGCGAAAGAATATACATTGATACCTTTGTGGTTTTCATCAGGAGTATTTTCGTGATGTTGGTAAGGTTGAACAAGGGAGAAATAATCACCTTTGCGAGTAGCGAAACGATCATTGCCGTTAAGCATAATTTTCGCTTGCCATGTAGGATTTTTAGAGGTACTGTAATTATTTGCAGTTTTAGTATCAATATCTTCACTTTCAGCAGTTGAAAAGTTGTTCCAGAATGGGTATTGTTCTTTTGATTCATTATTGTCAGATTTAACAGCCCAAATAAGTTCTTTGCATGGATGGTTGAAGTTAAGTCTAACTGGTTTCATGCTATCAGCAGAAGCAGATTGAGACATGGTATCGGTGCCAGTGAATTGTAATTGTTCAATTAAATATTCATGGGATAATTGAGCAAAGCGTCTGCGTTCATCGGTATCAAGGAAAACATAGTCAACCCATAAATTAGCATCATGTAATGAAACACTAGAACCGGTTGCGAATTTAGTAGTACCAGTAGCAGTAGGGGTAGCCGTAGCTAATTCTAAGCCGAAATTTACTCCATAATTATCAGAACGTTTATTACCATTAGTGCAAGCAGCACCTAATGTAAGATCCGCTCCTGTTGCAGCATCCTCATCTACACATAAGTTAGCAGCATTAGTATCTACTAAGTTAGCAGCAGATTCATATTCAATGTTGATTTTAACTTCGTGATATTGAAGGGCGATTAATGGAAGAGCTAAACCTACATTGCGACAGAACCAGAATTCAAGAGGAACATATAATTCATATTCTTTTTGTCCTCCTAATTTGGTACATAAATTAGCAGTGTTAGCACCAACCATAGTATTGTAACCAGAGAGTTTGCCAGCAGGTAATGATAATTCATTCCAGATGTATAGCCATTCAGAATAATGTTTATCAATACGTTGACCACCAATTTCTAATTCAACAGTTTTTAATAATTTTTGACCAAAGTTTGGTACAAGGGCTACATTATTAGTAGCGCCAGTATCATCCGCAGTATTATCATTCTTGATTTTACCATTGAAATATACACGGTGGATTAAATCACCATTGCGAGTTATTTGGAAACTGGCACGAGAACCTAAGGAATTGCTTCCAGTTGGAGTTTGTTGGATAGCTTCAATAGCGAAGTTAGTATGACGACGATATACAACTTTGAAAAAGGTAATTTGAGGATTACCGGTTAAATAAACATCCTGAGCACCATAAGCTACTAGTTGAAGAAGACCACCACCCATTTACGCTATATTCTTTATACTATTAGTGGAGAAAAAAAAAGAAGATATTATTATACACAAACTATTATTATTATAATATGAAAAAAATAATGTAGAAAAATTTAATTGGAATAAGCGAGACCACCCATACCAGATAATATGCGGAGAACGTTGTAATTGACAGCATATACGTGTAATGATGAAGTTTCGCCTGATCGTAAGCTTAAGTTTAAGTTTAGTACTGCGGTGTCAATACGGGACATATTGAGAGTGCCACTTGGTTGATGTTCTTCTGGTTTAAGAGCAAATGAATAAACATTTAAACCAGCATTATCTGGAACATTTTCGTGATGTTGATAAGGTTGTACTAAATTGAAATAAGAACCAGGACGTTCTGAGAAACGATCATTTCCGTTTAATACTAGTTTGGCAGATACAATTGGATTGATGGAATTTACTGCACTTCTTTCACTAACTTTTGTTAAAACATCTGATAATGCACCAGGTGTTAATGTGTAATTAAACCAATTAACGTTATTAATAGTAGTATTGGCGCCTTGTGCTTCAACAAACCAGTATAATTCCTTGCAAGGATGATTGAAGGATAATTTTGGTTTAGCTTGTGCACCAGATACAGATTCAGTACCGGTGAATTGTAATTGTTCAATTAAATATTCATGGGATAATTGGGCAAAACGTCTGCGTTCATCAGTATCAAGGAAGATGTAATCTACCCATAATGAAGTAGCACCAAGATCACCAAGAGCATTATCAGTACCTCTGCATTTATCAGCAGTTTGGAATAAGATGTTTACTTTGACTTCGTGATATTGAAGAGCAATTAATGGAAGAGCTAAACCTACATTGCGGCAGAACCAGAATTCAAGTGGTACGTATAATTGATCATTAGAAGTAGAACTTAATACACCACCATCACCACCTACCATTTTCTTGTAGCCATCACGTTTGGATATAGGTAATGATAATTCATTCCATACATACATCCAGTGGGAATATTGTTTGTCAATCTTTTGACCACCAATTTCAAGTTCTACATAGTCAACGAGACGTAAACCGAAATAAGGACATACTTCTCTGGTTTCAGCAGACATATCAACTGCTAAATACATGCGGTGGATTAAATCACCATTGCGAGAGATTTGGCAAGTTACACGGTTGCCATATCCTGGATTTCCGTTGAAAGTTTGTTGGATAGCTTCAATAGCGAAGTTAGTATGACGACGATATACAACTTTAAAAAAGGTAATTTGAGGATTACCAGTTAAATAAACATCCTGAGCACCATAAGCTACTAGTTGAAGAAGACCACCACCCATTTACGCTATATTCTTTATACTATTAGTGGAGAAAAAAAAAAGTCTAATATTACACAAAACATATACATTATTATTGTTATAATATATTGAAAAATAAAACATATAATTAAATAATTTAGTTGGAATAGGCAAGACCACCCATACCAGATAATATGCGAAGAACGTTATAGTTAACAGCATAGATATTTATACCACTGTAATCCATTGCTTTATCAGTTGATCTAGTAGTATTTGTTTGCATTCTATCAACAGTGTTAACCATAAGGGTGGCAGTGTCAATACGAGACATATTGAGAGTACCACTTGGTTGATGGTCTTCGGGTTTAAGAGCAAAGGAATATACGTTGATACCAGGGTTGGCAGATACGTTAGTGTGATGTTGATAAGGTTGTACTAAATTGAAATAGGATCCCTTGCGTACTGCGAAACGATCATTGCCATTTAATTGTAAGATGGCATCAACAAATGGATTCTTAGCTTTTTCATTTGGCACAACAGCATTACCATCTTGTGCATCTATATCAGAATAATCATACCATCTGGCATTACGTGCTGTTGTACCTTTGGCTTTGGCGACCCATACTAATTCTTTGCATGGGTGGTTGAAGTTGAGTTTAACACGAGTGCTGCCAGTGCCAAGAGTTTCAGTACCGGTGAATTGTAATTGCTCGATTAAATATTCATGGGATAATTGAGCAAAACGTCGGCGTTCATCGGTATCAAGGAAGATGTAATCTACCCATAAAGACATATCTTTAAGATCAGGGAAATTGGTAGCAGTAGTACCAGTGGTGGCGCCCAAATTTGTTACAATACAATTAGATTTTTGTTCAAATTCAATTTTAACTTTGACTTCATGGTATTGAAGGGCGATTAATGGAAGAGCTAAGCCTACATTGCGGCAGAACCAGAATTCAAGTGGTACATATAAAGTAGTAGTTGTTGCAGCATTCGTAGAACCTGTTGTGTCATTGGAGTCAGCACCTACCATCTTGTCATACGCATAGCGTTTGCCAGTTGGTAAAGATAATTCGTTCCAGATGTACATCCAGTCGGAATAGTGTTTATCAATTTGTTGACCACCAATTTCAATTACAACAGATTTTAATAAACGAAGACCTAAGTAGTTAACATATGTATCAGTACCTTGTGTCGCAGAAGGCACATCTACTTGAAGATACATGCGGTTGATTAAATCACCGTTGCGAGAGATTTGGCAATTTACAGTGTTTCCATAACCTGGATTTCCATTGAAAGTTTGTTGGATAGCTTCAATAGCGAAGTTAGTATGACGACGATATACAACTTTAAAAAAGGTAATTTGAGGATTACCAGTTAAATAAACATCCTGAGCACCATAAGCTACTAGTTGAAGAAGACCACCACCCATTTACGCTATATTCTTTATACTATTAGTGAAGAAAAAAATATAAATTACTACGCGATTAAATTTCTAATATAATATATATAAAACTTTATTTCAATAATTTTATTATAAATGATGTTTAAAGAAAAATCATCAAAAAAAAAAATATATAATATTACAAATAAAACTTATACTCTTGATGCAATGCATAACAATATGATAAAAAAATTTGAGAATAGCAACAAGGAATTATCTTATTACAATAATTTATTAAATGAATATGAATCAAGTTCTAATATTATATTTAACGAACTAAATAAAGAAACCGATAAAGACATCGCCAATATATTATGGAGTAGTAATATTGATTTACGTGAAAAAATTATTGATATAAAAAATAAAATTAAAGAACTAAATAATAATTATGATGAAATAGAATATTATAAAAATACAAGTTATATTTTATTTCAATATTATGATACTGTTGATAAACAGTCACATATTAACAACTCGCTTGTTGGTAATAATAATATAATTAAATCATCTGTTGATTTACCAATTAAACAAAGTAGATCTACATACAAATGTGAATCTAAAAAAAAAAAAAATATGTTATCACATAATACAATAAATGTATTAGATGCTTTAAATAATATTAATAATAAGTCCGAAAGTGAAGACAATTCTAATATAGAAAATAATAATAGCACATGTGAAAATGCAAACAATGAAGTAACAGTTGAAGATAAAAGTACATTAGTTGATAAGTATATGTCAATCATAAATAAAAAATATGTTAGAAATGTTGAAGATGATAATATTGAAATATGTAAAGAGTGCAAAAGTCAAATGATTTGTTTACAACAAGATGCAATAATGATATGTAACACTTGTGGTTACCAAGAGTTATTATTGGTAGAACAAAATAGACCTATACTTAAACAAAATACCAAAGATACTTCACATTTTTGCTATAAAAGAATTAATCATTTTAGAGAATGGTGTAATCAAGTGCAAGGTAAAGAAAGTACCGATATACCTGATGAAGTATTTGAGAAAATCTTAGCAGAAATCAAAAAAGAAAAAATAGTTGACCTCAAAACGATTACTTATACTAAAATGAGGGATATTCTTAAAAGATTACGTATAAATAAATATTACGAACATATTAATTATATTATAAACAGAATTAATGGTATACCTACACCGCAATTTAGCCCCGAATTAGAAGAAAAGCTTTGCAATATGTTTAGAAGTATTCAAGCACCTTTCTTGAAACATTGTCCAAAAGATAGAAAAAACTTTTTATCATATAGCTATGTTCTTTATAAGTTTTTTCAAATATTGGGTCTAGACGAATATCTTAAATACTTTCCATTATTGAAAAGTAGGGAAAAGCTTTACGTTCAAGACCAAATATGGAAAAAAATATGTATAGATTTAAATTATGAAATTATACCTTCATTATAATACTTTATTAAAAACCCATTGGAAATCCTACCAAACTAAAACCAGCTCCTAATCCAACACCTTGTCTTGCACTCTGTGATATTACTGGTGATAGCAAATCTAATATTGAAAATGTGCATGCTGCTGTTAAGGCTAATAGCCATATTTCATTCCATTCTAATTTGTTTTTTGGTAATATTGTTGCGATAAATGCAACAACTAAACCTTCAAATAAATATTTCATTAGTCGGGATCCAGCCTCCGAATAATCAAATTTATAGTCCATTGTTTAATATTATTTAATATTATTTTATATTTTTTTAAAAATATATAAGATTATATTTATATAAAATATTATAGGAATTATGACAACAATAACAGATAAAAAAATTGAATTAGTTGACCCAAGAGTTGAGGATCATCTAGACGAAGACAAGCCAATTAGAGGTCAAAAATATGTTCTTTTATCATTTGTAAGCCCCGAAGATGTTATTATCAATAAAGAAGCACTTTTTTTTAGTAAATTCATTGAAAGCTTTTCCACAAATGTTAAAGAAATCTTTGGTTCCATCAAAGAAAAATATCCAGAGACAAAAGATGTAATTGATAGTGTTTGTGATAATCATAAATATATATTTGACGCAAAAGAAATGGATGAACAATATAAGTTTTTTAAATCTGTAAATGGGCAAGAACTTGAAGCCAAATATCATGCAGATAATAAAGGTATCACAACAATTCGTGGTGTAAAAGTACGTGGTTGCTTCGAAACTATTGAAGAAGCTAAAACGCGTAGCGAATTCTTAAAAAAATTAGGTGATAAATTTCACATTTATGTAGGAGAAGTAGGCTGTTGGTGTGCATGGGCACCTGATCCTGAATTTATCAAGGATGTAGAATATTCAAATACTCAATTAAATACTTTAATGAAGGAATATAAACAAAACATGGAAGATAAAGATGCTGTATTTGAAAGTCGCAAAAATAGTATTGTCGCAGCATCACAGCAAAAATTAGGTGGATCTGCGGGTGAAATGGTAGGCGAACCAGTAGGTGCCGAGACATCTTTATCACAAACACCTAGTGATGCACTAAATGATGAAATTACTGATAATACAAATACAAATGTTGAATTGTCAAGCATTAAAGAAAGTATTGAAAATGTTGATGTATGGAGTGAGCGTAAACAAGAACAAAAATAAATAATTCATTTATTTAGAGTTTATTATTAAATAATGAAAGCAATAGCTATATTTATATTATTTATAGGTTGCTTACTAATAGTACAAGGTTATCATAATAACAAAAAAATATGTAAAAAAGATAAAGTAATTGTAAAATATATTCCTAGAACTATTTACGAAGATCAAATGAAACCAGCTGAAAGTTTACAGACATTTTATAAAGGAATGTTTGATGATATTATGTTGCCAAGATAAGATAAAATATATTTATTTTTATCCTCAATATTATTAAATGGAAATATTAAGAATTATTGAAAAAAATATAATTAATATAACTAATGCTAATAATGATATAAATACTGATATGTTAAAAAAAAATATTAAATCGTATTTTGAAAAAATAGCAGATAAAGAAAATGTTAATAATATGAAAAGAGATAAATATTACGAGGAATATGAAAATAAAAGAGTAGAACAAAATATCAATTATGATAGTTATTTACGCGAAAAAACTAAATTAATGGAAACTTTTAAAAATGATAAAACAAAAACTGCTTTACATAATTATTTGAAATTAAAGCCACCTAAATATGATAATTTAACACTATATTCTTATTTAGATATTAAAATTAAAGAAGACAAGCCTATTGCTAAACAGGAAAACAAGCCAGATGCTAAAAAGTTAGATAAATGCACACCTGCTAAAAAAGCAGAATGTGAGAAAAAAGAAAAGAAATGTAACCCAGATTCTGGTAGATGCGTTAAAGAAGACAAACCTGCTGCAAAAGAAGAAGACAAACCTGCTGCAAAAGAAGAAGACAAACCTGATGCTAAGGAAGAAGACAAACCTGCTGCAAAAGAAGAAGACAAACCTGATGCTAAGGAAGATAAATGCACGGAAGCAAAAAAAGCAGAATGCGAGAAAAAAGGGAAGAAATGTAACCCAGATTCTGGTAGATGTATAAAAAAATAAAGAATATTAATAGACTATGAGAAGAATATTCTATATAAATTGGTATAGTTTTTTCATAGCATTTATACTTGGCATCTTTTATGTATATATAATTACAAAAAATAGAAAACATTTAACATTTAATGATATCAGTAAAAATGTATTTATAGATGAACATAATAATTGTTATAATTTTAATGTAATCAATGTGAAATGTTTTGATAATGTTAATTATCCAGTACCATTTATTTAAAATAATTTATAATATTAGTCAATATGCAAAAATCTAAATTGAATTATATAGTTGAAAGGCTTTTTTATGATAGTACGGGACAAACAATAGTAAGTGCAATATTTGGTCTATCAGCTGCATTATTATTGTTTTATGTGCCAGTTAAAATAGTTGACACAGTTTTTAAATATAATAATAAATGCTATATACTTAATAAAAATAAAGTAAAATGTATAGATAATCCAATAACTTTATAATTGCGTTATAATACTATAATTCTTAATATAATATACTATTAGATATTAATGTCAACGCCAACATCAACTTTAAATGGTAATACTAAACAAACAGATTATAATGATATAAATGATCCTGTTGTTCAAGATGTGTTGAATGAGTTCCGCGATGAGTATAGTTCAAAAAATAAAAAACCAACTAGTAGTATGATCCCTGATTACGAAGATGAAGTTGTAGAATATCCACCTAATGATAATTATCCACCACCTCCTCCAATAAATAGAAGACCAGAATATAATGTATCTGATAGATATCCACCATCGCATAAATATAAAAACGATTCTATAACAAACATTGATATGGAATTAGTTAAAAAGAATTTAATGATAGTTATAATAGTTTTATTAATAAATAATACTGGATTGATGGCAACCATTTATGAAAAAATGCCCGAATACTTACATGAAAATTTAAATTCATATGATATTATAATTAAAGCATTTTCATTATTTATAATATTATATATGTTATCACTATTTAATTACATTTAATATTTATAAGAATAATTAATTATTTGGTCATTACTTTTTTTTACAGATGCATTACTAAAATATTTATAAACAAAAAATATACCTATAAAGAATGTTAAAAATATGGTGAATATTGTTGTACCAAATAATATAGAATATGATGTTAAATCATAATTTTTTTTATTCATAACAACTAATGATATTATGATTACCGTATAAAGTATAATTATTATTGAATATATAATTGTAAATAAATACATATTATCACTAGTATTATATCCCCATAATAATGCAATTACTACTAATACACTTAATACAGAGTATCCAAATAAAGTAAATGTTTCTTTTATAACTTCTTCATTTTGATTTTGCGATACAAATTTTTCATTTGCCATTATAATTATCTAATAATTCAAGAGATAATTTTAATTATGTAATGGTTCAAAATTTAAGCTTCCATAATAAATATCATAATTATCATATCCTCCAACATGTAAATCGCCATCATTTAATCCTTGTGATTTATATAATGGTCTTGCATCTTTATGTTCAAATGTTAAATCTCCTATTTCATTATTATAATTTGCTTCATCTATTACATTATTTTGTGCTGCAAAAAGGTCTTGATCAGTTATGTATGGTTTGAAGCCGTCATCGTCTATATTATTTATTTCTTTTAAAACTATACTAGTTTTTTTAGGATTTTCTAATTTACATTTATCATCTTTTTTATTGCACTTTTTTTCTGTTTCTTTTGCTGCTTCTTTTTGCATTTCTTCAAGTTTTATCTTGTTTTTTTCCTTTATTTCAGCATTATAAATCCTAAAATATACTATTAAAAGAGCAAGTGTTATTATAAATCCTGTTATATTATCAACTGCAATTAAAATCAATATACATAATACTGCTAAGTAAAATTGCATAAATGCGTCTTTATACATTTTTTTAAAAGGGATATCATGAACTAGCATTACTGCAAATAATATTACAACAGCTAATATTCTTAATGAATTAACAATCATTAGTTTTTTCAATGTATTCTATTATAATTCATATAAAAAAATGATATCATTATATTTATGTATATTGGTTAAACTATGTTATCTATTAACGGATATAGTCTCTTAAAAACATCATTGAAAGATGGTGAATTAGTTAAAATTAAAGAGGATTTAACTATGAAGCCAAGAGTTAATTTTGAATTAACAGCAAAAAAAGATGCTGACAACACATTTATTTTATATAGAGAAACCGAAAATAGAATATATATTCCAAGATATTACGGATTATGTAATTATGGATTACCCAAAGTATCTAAAATTACTGGTGGTCAAGATATTAACGTTGAATTTAATGGTAAGTTAAGAGAATATCAACTTGAACCTGTTAATAAATTTTTGGAAGCTGCTAGAAATCCTCTTAAAATGGGTGGTATCATTTCCGTGCCATGTGGATTTGGCAAAACTATCATGGGTCTCTATATAGCATGTCAACTTAAAAAGAAAACTATGTTTATTAGTCACAAAGACTTTCTTAATCAACAGTTTATTGATACAGTAAAGACATTTTCACCAAACGCGAATATAGGCATTATTAAGCAAAACAAAGTAGACGTTGTAAATAAGGATTTTATTATTGCTTCACTTCAATCGTTGTCTATGAGAGATTATGATATTAATATATTCAATGACATTGGATTCATTATTATTGACGAAGTTCATCATACGGGTGCACAAGTATTTTGTCGTGCATTCAAAAAACTACATACACCTATTATATTGGGTCTTTCTGCTACTCTCAATCGCAAAGATGGTATGCGCAAGGTATTTGAATACTACATTGGAGGTTCGGTATATACTATGAAGAAGAAAGAGTTTACAGAGGTTGAAGTGCAAATACATAAGTATTATGAACCCAATATTGAATATTCAGCTGTAAAACAAATGTGGAATGGTAAAGAAAATATAGCTGCTATGATTAACAATATATGCGCGTTTAAACCACGTACAAACTATATTATTAGTGTGCTAGAAAGTATTATAAAAAAGGACCCTGAAAGACGTATATTGATATTGAGCGAACGTAGAAATTTACTAAAAGATATTGAAACACTAATTATTGAAAAGAATATTCTCAATAAGGATTATGGGTATTATGTTGGCGGAATGAAACAAGATGATTTAAATATATCAGCAGAAAAACAAATTATTTTAGCAACTTATCAATTGGCTTCCGAGGGATTTAATGTACCTTCACTAAATACTGTTATATTTGCTTCACCTATTTCAGACATCCAACAATCTATTGGTCGTATTCTCAGAGAACGTCCAGAAGATAGAAAATATATTCCACTATGTATTGATATTCTAGATGAGTTCTCCGTATTCAAAAGAAAAGGTTATACACGTACTAAATTTTATAATACAAATAAGTATAATATTTCTTATTATCAAGATAATGAATTAATACAATTTAATAATACTTATTTAGATGATAATGATAATTCCAGTAATACAGGAGATACAAAAAAGAAACTTAAATTCATTGAAGATGACGATTAAAATATTATTTTAATATAGTAATATGAGAGATAACGAAATCTATTATATAGAAATCATATGTATTGCATTTTTGATAGTTTTTGTATTTTTACTATTTTTTAATATGTCTAAAAATACAGTACAGGAAAAAGAAAAGCCTGCGAAACCCAAACCTGTATCTTTACCACCAAAGATAGATCACAATGATGTAAAAGTAAGATGTCCTCCTAAATTGGTGAACTTATATGAACAAGATATTCCACCAATGCCTAATAAAAATGATTTAGATGTAATTAATAAAAATACTTTTAATATGTATAGCTCTAATAAATATATTGATAATGCAAATTTTAATAAGGAAATAATTACACAGGATACTATAAAAACACCAGAACAACGTGCTTTTACACCCGAATTAGAAAAAATATATACAACAGATTTAGCTGAGAATACTAATCCAAACCTTGACTATAATCAAATATATAATTATTCTTTAAAACCCAATAAAGGTGATTTACCAATAGCTAATGTACCATTATGTGCTCTAAAAGATAACCATAAATCTTTTAAATTATCTGATAGAATGATAATGGCTTAAAAATGAGTAACGTGAGTACATAATTTTATTTTTATTTAGTATATTAATTTTTAATATAATATTAAAAGTTAAGAAAGCCCTTTTTTCATTATTTATTTACTATTTCATACATTTCATATATTACCATTATGATATTATTTTAGTCAAGTAAAATAGCAAAAAATAAAAATTCACAAAAAATCTAAAAGTATTTAACTAAAAAAATGACGCCGATGCGTCGCGCGTCGTTTTCAAAAAAAGTGGTGTGATTTTTAAATATTTAAAGATAAATTCTTGATTATATATAATAAGGATGGAAAACGACGCACGAAAAAGGCATAAATGTGACCTATGTAATTACTCAACAAATCGTAAATTTGATTTAAAAAGACATCAAAATGCTATACATAACTTACGCGTGCCCGCGAAATCAGATTTTTCTTCGCCCGAAGCAAATGTACATCCAAAAAAAGTAAATGTACATCCAAAAAAAGTAAATGTACATCCAAAAAAAGTAAATGTACATCCTGAAAATATGTGTAAAAAATGTAATAAAATTTATAAAATCAAAAAATATTTAATAGAACATGAAGAAAATTGTAAAGGTGTTGACGAATTAACGTGTCCTAGATGTATGATAAGTTTTAGTTCTAGACAAGCAAAAGCCAATCATATAAAAAGAAATACTTGTAAACCAAGGAGTATAATACATGCTAGAATTCCAAATCCCCAGAATATAGAACCAGCAAATAATATTGATACACAAATTAACAATATAGATATAGATACTCAAAACATTGATAATCAAACAAATATACAAAATCAACATATTAATATTTATGTAAACAATTATGGTAAAGAAAGAACAGATTATTTAGATTATGATAAAATGCTAGCTATATTCAAAAAAGTTTATAATATTCCAACATTACTTACAAAAGAAATTCATTTTAATGAAGAGTTTCCTGAAAATAATAATATTAAATATCATGATACTAAGAATTGTTTAATTAAAGAAGATGATGAGTTTATTTATAAGAACCTCAATGTTTTAATAAAGGAGCTAATAAAAAATAAAGGGCGTATGATGCAAAACTTTGCAAAACAAAATAAAGATGAAATATGTCTTAATATGGATATTAAGATATATGAACAAATAATTCAACAACTAATATCTCTTGTATTACTTACGGAACCCCAAGAACATTATAAAGAACAAGTAGAGAATATTAGAGATTTAATAAACAATAGCAGAATGAAAATTGAAGAAATGGAGGAAGAATTGAATAATGAATGTAAAATGAGTACATAATTTTATTTTTCTAATGATTTTATAAACTTTTTATAATTTTAACTTTTAAGAGAATTATGTACTCGTTTTATTATTGTTACTCTTTTTATGGATTATATATATTATAATGGTAATTAATTAAATATATACTTTAATATTAGAATAATATGTCTGGCAAAGTTGCTTCATCTGTAAAAGATAGGTGTACAGAAGATAAAAAAAAAGAATGTGAAAAAAATGGAAAAATATGTAATCCAAATAGTAAGAGTAATGACCCAAAAATCTATTGTTTTAATAATACAGAAAAAAATCGTTCTAAAATTGAGGAATTTGAAAAGCTACAAGCTAAAAGTTTAAAACCTTCATCATCAAG